CTCAGACGTGACATCATGTATTTCACGACCAGCGCCGATCAGCTTTTTGGTCATAGAAAATGCAGCTTGCGCCGCCGCGAAAGCCGTAACGGGATCTATCATCACGGCCTCCGATTAGTAGATTTTTGTTTTTTGTGGATCCACCTCTCTCGGTAGACAGTACGCCGTTGCTCGATCACTAGGCTCGGGGTATCCGTATCTGCGCACCAGCTCTCGCGCAAAATACAAACACGTTTCCAGTTTTTTAAAATGCAGCTCTGCGCTTTGAGAACGCTCGGATCCTATTCCCAGCCAAAGGACCAGGACAAAGACGTGGATCAATTAGTCCACTACGAGTTTTAACAGTAGTGCGATTGTGGCCGCTGCTGACGCCAAGAGTATGCCCTCAGTGCGCTTCATGCGGTGCAATTGCTCCAGCCACCGCTCCTCTAGGCGAACCTCTAAGGCAACTAGCCTGTTGTCTATCCCATCGATGCGCTGGTGAGCGCTGCTGACTGTGCGCTTATCCATTAGCTAGGGTCCGTTGGCCATGTTACGTTTGTACTTGGTAATTGGTCAGGAACGTCACGCAACGCCTGTCTGTACGTGCGCCACTCGCTTGACATAGTTACGTCTGAGCTTGCCATCCAATCAGTTTTTGCAAGTTTAATATCTCTTTCAAAGCGCACGTTAATTGCAGCTTGTTCTAAAGAAAGATCAGAAACAATCCATGATACTTGCCATTTAGTTCCGTTAAGAACGGGTGTAGTGTTTTGTATAACGTGTTGTGTTAACGGCTCACAGCTAGGAGCATCTAAAACTTCCACAGGATAAACTAAATATCCTTCTAATATATAGTTTGGTATTTTTTTTGGGAAGCTGGTATTTGGATTTTCACCGCGAAGATTGCCAAGCGTGTAAGGATATTGCTCTACTTCGTTGTTTGCATTTATTTTAACATACATTTTAGTTTTGCCTTTCTAAACTAAGGGATACCTATACAAAGTCTGAGCGCCAAACCCACCAGTGTATAGTTTTTTATTATCATAATCAATGAAATGGCCGTAGCTGCCACCGCCTGATCTTGTCCAATTTTCTACTTCCGTTGCTGCGGTTGCCGAACTTGCACCATCTGCAATTTTATACAAATACATCTTGCCGGAATTTCTAAAATAAAAATGAACATCATCATTACTGTCTTTACCTGCGTAAGACATACTATAAAAAGCAGAAACACCAGTTGTAAAATTGCCGTCTACACTTATGGTGGAGTTGTTTAAATTTTCAAGATCAGGTATGGTATAGTAATAAGTAGTTTGTGAAATACTGTTTGAAAATAATTTTGTACCGCCATCCCATTCTCCAAACGCTAATGATCTAGCGAGGTGATTTGTTTGTAAATTAAAGTAACCTTTATATACAGGCGTTGTTCCATTTAACCAAACATAAACAGTTCGGGAAACAATGGAACCAAACAAAACGTATGATTTATCATCTTGATACACTATTGTAGCACCACTTGTAGCGTTACCTGAGTCTGCATTTGAACTAGAAGGCCTGTTTGGCATTATGGAATTGCCGCTGTTCCATAAATAATAACCGCCTGTATGATAAGACATGTAGCTACCACCAGCATACGCATCATACACCCTACTTGTTACAGGGTCATAAAAAAAAGCTAAACCATTTAAACTACTGTTTGATCCACCGTTAGCGTCAGACGTACTGCTAAATCTTAAAAGACTTCCATCCCAATTTCCATAAGAAGGTCCGAAAACACTGTCACTGCCAGCATCAACACCAGCCGCCGCCATTTGCATTAGTCTTGCGGTACTCATGCCATTGCCGCTCCTGCTAAGAAGCCATAGTAAGTCGTGCCGCCATCAACAGTATAAAAACTGTAGACGTTTGTTGCCCCACTAGCAGGGGCGGCAGGAGCAGAGCCGCCAGCCCAATCAACACCAGACGGCCAAGTAAGGGCAGAAGTTGCAGATGGTGTTACTTTTAAAGTAAATCCAAAAGCCGTTCCACTAGAAGGAGGGTTTGCAAATGTGTAAGTTTTATTGCCATTTGGTGCAGCAAAAAACGAAGTGCCTGTTGCAAGATTTAATTGAGTATTAGTGGTAATAGCTACATGCGTTTCTTGCAGGGTTAAAGTTTTAAACGCGCCTGTCATTGTTCCACCAGCTTTAGGCACAGCGGCATTTGCAGTAGTTGTAGTTGAAGTAAGTATGCCATCACGACTTGCAATATCAACACCATCAAAAGTAGAGTTGGTTGTTACTGCACCTGTAAATGCACCACCACCTTTAGGCATAGCATTAGTAGCAAGTGTACCTTGAGCGGCAGTAGCATAATCACTAGCAGCAAAAGCTTTTACTTCAGAGAGGTTTGTCACCTCGCTGTCCATAAGTGCGCCAGCCGCAGTCACGTTAGTTGTATCTGTTACATCGGCAGAGGCTTCAATAGCATTAAGTTTACTGTGGTCTGCATCAGTAAAGTTGATTTGTGTAAGACCGCCGTCTCCAACGCTATAAGTTGTATCCGTCCAAGGGACGTTTACGACTGCTTGGTTCAAGCTGTTTAGCTGGATACCGTAAGTACGGCTTGCGGTAGTCGTAACAGTATTTGCAGCTACAGTTTGGTCAGTGTCGCTAAATAATTCTATCCCGCCAAGGGATGTGTCGGTAGCTAAGGGCAGGCTGTAAACCGTATCCGTCCAAGGCACGTTTACAAACATTTTTTCGCTGTCTAGCTCAACAGGATAGTTTTTACCAGCTTCCGTGTATCCAATTTTTACCAAGCCAAGAGCGGATGAGGTGGCTAAACTATAGGTCGTATTTGTATCCGTTGCAGACAGCACACCGCTGCCATCGATACTTAAATTAGTGCCGACTTTTATTCCGCCCAAGGTTGATGACGAGGACGTTGGCAAAGTGTAAGCAGGGACTTCGACCCAGGCCGCCTCGCTTTGTCCACTGTTGACTGTGAGAACCTGACCCGCATTTCCTAAATTAACCGGGATATTTTTCGCAATGTCCCGCCCGTCGACCGTGCCTGAGACAACAACGTTACCTGTCGTTGTGATGTTGCCACCCACAGATAATTCTCTATCCATCCGGATTTTTTCAGCATTGCCGTCGAGCCATAGATAGCTCACAGCCGCAGAATTGCCATCTTCCTTTACAAAAAATATTGCTCTGCTTGTCGCAGCGCCACTAGTGACATCTGGTGTTGTAACAGCAAGAAAAAACGGAAATACGGTGTTTCCGCCAGCGTCCGTGGTTTGGAAAATAAACTGCCCATTGTAGTCTGTGGTGCCGGGTGATCCTGTCGCGTGGTCTAAAAATAAAATGGGCCCCATTTGCCCGTCATCCGTGTTTCGCAAGAGCATTCTATCTGTTTCAACGACCAGATCGCCAGTGCCATTCGGTTCAATAACAACGTCAGCATTACTAGCAGATGTTATTTTTTTTCCGTTAACATCCAAGTTGCCGCCAAGCTGGGGGGTCGTGTCGTTTACAAGTGCGTTTCCTGCCGCTGCGAGATTTGCATAATATTTCGCTGAGTATTCTGACCCATCGACTGTACCCGATGTTTTTGTTGACCACTCACTCGCTAGTACCGCAGACGCCGCCGCTTCACTTGCCTTCGTGCTGGCTGTGCTGGCGCTAGTTGTCGCGCTGGCTGCATCCACAATCAGCGCCCATTTAGCCGAGTCTGTGTTGGTAGTTAGTGGCTGAGATCCGCTGGACGTGTGCGCAGTGACAGCAATAAAAATATTGTTGGTGCTGGTGTCCTTGACCAGATCCCGCACCGCATAGGTTGTGCTTGCGGCCCAATTCCCGCGGTAGGTGCCTAGCTCTTGGGCGATGCTCAAGTTGCCGCTGCTGTCGAAGCTAAACAGCTTATTTGCTCGATCTGTCGCTGAGATTGTAAATTCAGTGTTGCCAATTGTGTTCGTTGTACTTGCCTTGATTGATCTGCCGATTTCCTCATTGAGCGTCTGCACATTGAACACAAGCTTATCTAGTGCATCTTCCATGCTTTGCGCTGGAAACGGATCATTCGGAACTAAATCTAATCCTTGGAGCTGAGGCTGCACTCGCTGAATAACAAGCGTTGTTCCGCTGGGCGGGGCGGTTCCCATTGTGACATTGCCGCCGCTTGTCGCGCCCACACCGCTTACCGTATATTTTGACGTAAGCTGTTGCGTTGTTTCCGTGCCTGTTGCGCTTCGCAAGATCACAAGCAAATCAGTTTGCGCGAATATCTTAAAATTATACGCGAATACCGTAGTGCTCCCGTTTCCGGAAAAACTGACTTTTTGATTGGTCGATGTAACTGTCATTATTTAGTTCCCCAGCGCGTTATCTAAGTTTGGGCTTCGTGTTGGCTGGGCATCACCAGGAGCCCACCAGTATTTTTGTCCGTAATCTTTTTTATATTTGCGCTCGCGCTTGCGCATTTTCTGCTTTGCTTTTGGATCCGTCATTATCTGCAGACGATCCCAAACCAAGCGCTCAATCCCAAGCCGGGCGTACCAAATAGAAGAACCTGGCGTGTAGTCCTGGGCAAAGCGGATCAGCTCGGCCCCGGCATTGGTATCCTGGCCGCTGGCCGCTTCCATAATGTTACCCGCCGTTAATCTGCGAACATCATCCAATAGCGCCACATTCGGCCCCGCAATCGTTTGCGCTAGACCGCCGCCAAATCTGTTCACGTCTGAGAATAGGAAGTCACCGTATATGCCCAAGCCACCGCCTTGCAGAAATGCAGCGCCCCAAAACTCTTGAGTATCCATTGGCCGGGGATCCCTGCCCTTGCTCATTTCTTTGAGCTGCAGCGCAAGTCCACCCATGAGTGTCGCAGATATTAAAAGATCCGCAAAGTAAGTACCTTTACCCGCCATTCCTTTTTGAGACATACCGCGCATTAGGTGCGTATTGACCAGGGTAACGCCAAAGTTTTTATACATGGCAAACGACCTGGTTAGTTCCCCGGCAATTGTGCCTGGGCGCGTATCGCCTGTGAGCGCCACCCTGCCTCTAACACTTGAGCTCGGCACGGCGAAGTTTGTTTCTGTATTAATCATTTCCAACAGCCGGGTTGTTAGTTCCTCGGCTCGACCTGGCGCTAGATCTGTCCTGGCGCGTATATCTGCCGGGCGTAGAAACGTAGCTCCCTCAAAATTATAGAGCTCTGTGGATCTGATATTATTCCAGGAGCTTTCTCCAAGCCCGTACCGCTCGAGCGTATTGCGAAAATTAGGCTCAAGCTGATCGAACGTTTTTGCTCTATTCCCAGCAAGCGTTCCCATAAACTCCATGCCAAACGCCCACCGCCCGGCGCTTGTCATAGGCGATAGCAAAGACGCTCTCATTACAAAGTCTGAAACCCTGCGCGTTATTTCTGGCCCTGATACATCACCGACATACCGCATTTGCCCTGCCGCCAGGCTTGTCCAACCCTCTGCGATTAGTCCGAGTCTAATAGCTAACTCGCCCTTTTCCTTCTGCCCTAAAGGTGCAAGCTGTTTTAAATAACCGTTTATCGTTGACGTTTGTGGTATCCCGGCAAAAGATCGCGCCATGCGTTGAAAGTTTAGATCCGTAATTGCGCCAAGTGACGCAGACCCAAGCTGTGCCGATTGTAGGATCTGCCTTGTCCCTGCAAACGTAGATGC